ACCTCGAATCACTACGCCGAAGCCGCCGGTGGTGCTGTTGATAACCACATAGAGCTTGGACTGTGCGGGGGCGGTGATATTGCGCAAGACGGTGCGAGCGCCGCTGCACAACAGGATCGCTTGGCGAGCTTGGTTAGACGCACCCGTGGTGGTTGTCAGGGTGACATCGGCGTCAGTGCTGAGTGTGGTCGTGCCAGAGACAGCAGAGTCCAGCAGCGAAGTACCTGAGTCATTCCATACCGTTCCCCACGTTCCTGCCAACTCACCAGTAACCGGGAGAACAAGCCCCAACAACGGCGTATACGAAGAAGCCATATTAAAGTCCTTGTGTTAAATACACATGCGCCCTGCGCTGTTTTATCAACGAAACCATTTTCTTGCTAACTCCAAAGTCTCGTGCCGTTTGCGCCAGTGTGTCGCCATTAAAAAATATTTGCTTTACTGTTTCCACAGACAATTTTGCGTTTTTTCCACGCTTCCCAACCCGCATTTCTGCCGCTTTTTTTATGGCATTTGAGTGGTGCGTGGCCAAGGTTTTTAACGCGGCTTCCCTCTTTTCGCCGTGCAGTTGTGGCACTCGTGCGCCTTGCCCGCACTTGATTGGAGCATATTTTTCATTCAAATACGCCCATGTATCTCCGCGCCTAGCGTCTCGCACGGCATCACGCGAGCCCGCAAAGTTGAAGCGCTGTGAAACCATCAAGAGCATATCTTTGTTAGAAATATTTTTAAGCTCTGGATTTCTGATGAACCCTACAATTTCTTCAGTCAGCACCGAGTTGTATCGCTTTTCACCAACCGACACCCCGATAGAGCCGTATTTATAACCGTGATCGGTAAGATTGTATCCGCGCTCATTGCAGTGAGCTTTGTATTCTGCGATGTACCTAATTTCGGCTGCGCGCATATCTTCTTTTGAAGACGCTGCATATATTTCCTCAATCGCAAACTTCTCAATTCCATGGGCGCGCATCGCCCTGTAAAGCGGCTTGTCTGAGAGTTTATTGGCAGCACACCTGTGCTCTCGCCATCGCTTCTGCAACGAGCCGGACGTGATCCCAATGTACACCCGATCATTGATCGCATTTGTAATCTTGTACACCAACATGGCTACACTTCGCCCCATGTGCCGGCAAGCTCACCCGTTACCGGAAGCGCCAGACCAAGAAGCGATGTATATGCAGTTGCCATGTTTTGTCCTTACGCAGTTACTTGCTGCCAATTTGGAGATTGAGTATCCGGCACCGCCGTCCACGTCGGTGTTTGTGCGTCATTAACCGGCGTCCATCCCGGAACTTGCGTGTCGTTTATCGCACCCCAACCGGGGGTCTGAGCATCTGAAACATTATTCCATCCCGGCGTTTGCGTGTCATTGATTACCGCCCATGCAGACACGGGTGCGGGCACAACTGCCCAGCCACCATTTGGTGCTGCTGGGATGCTAGTCCATGCGGGTGCCTGTGTATCATTAACTCCCGTCCACGCTGGAATTTGCCCGTCCGGGATAACCACCCAAGCGCCGCCCGGTGTTGTAATGCCTGTCCAATTGGGAGTCTGGCTGTCATCGATAATGCCCCAGACATTAACGTCGCCAATGACGCCAACTGCACGCACGCCTGTTGGATAGACCTCTGCGGTGCCAGTAACCGTAACTGTGCCAACTGCGCCAGTAGCGGATACGCCCGTAAGCGCCACCACAACCTCGGGTACCACTGAGACAGTGCCAACTGCGCCCGTAGCGGATACGCCTGTCGGATAAATCTCGGCGGTGCCGGTGACACTAACTGCGCCAATTGCCCCGGCGGCCACCACGCCTGACGGATAAACCTCTGCGCCAGCGGATATTGATACGGTGCCCACCGCACCTGTGGCCGATACGCCTGTGGGGTAGACGTTAGTCTCAGGCACAACGGAGACAGTGCCAACTGTTCCTGTCGCGGAGACTCCCGTAGCATAAATCTCAGCAGTGCCGGTAACGCTTACAGTGCCAACCGCTCCTGTGGCCGACACACCCGCGGGGTACACCTCTGCGGTGCCCGTGACGGTGTAGGCACAGGCATAGCTGACAACATAACCGTCGTCCCAATAACCCGCGACAACGTACTCAGCAAACGTGGTGTACGCTGCTGGTACTGGGGTTAGAAGGACGGTGACATCAGCCATTCAAGGCCCACACCGCATTGCAGATTGCCTGCACTTTTGCGTCTTGCTGTGAGGTGTCATCACCGGGGGATAACACCCAGCGATCAAAAGATTCGGACAGAACATCCCCGTCTTCAAGTATCCGTTTTACTTGCCGCACCTGCACTGAGTTATTTTCAGTGATGGTAATCAGGTCAATGGCGATTTTTTTCTCTAGCATGATTAGGCCGTTATGTAGTTTGCGGAGATGATGTAATCGCCGGCGACGTCCATCGGAACAGCGGCCATTGTCCCACCACCGCTTGGCATTTGGACAAGCGCAATCGTTGCCGAATTTGGGGCAACATAGCCCATTGGCGTAGCGCCTGCCGTATAAGCCACGTTGTTAACGAAGCCGAAAGTTACCGCCGCATACGCGTCAGTAACGTTTAAAGCTGTAAAAGGCAACCCGCCAATAGTCATGTCTCCGATGCCGGTGTGAGCCGACCATGCCACCCGAAATTGGATGTTCACAGACCGCCCGATCTTTGTATATCGGCCGACCTGTATTGTGTAGGTGCCAGCCCCTGCGGTGGGGAAGCCCACAATGGTGGGGGTGAAGCTACCCTCTTCGTAATCGTCCAGCGTGTTTGCATCGGCTGAAGCGACCTGGGTGGCCGGGAATTTCACACCTTGCACGGCCGCCACCCCGGCTACATCCAGCTTTTGGGTCGGGCTGGTGGTGCCAATACCGACGTTGCCGCTAATCAAGGCAATCGTTGCGGCGGCAAAACCTGTTTGCAAAAGCAATTTCTGAGTTGCGGTCGCGGTGCGAAGCACCACATCCCCTGCGGCAGCATCGCTAGAGAATTGCCCCGCAGTGGCAGCCACGCCAATGTCTAAGTCAGCAGCGGTTCGCCCCACGCTAATGGCCGCAAAATTGGCAGCACTACCGCTGAACACATACGCGCGGGTATCGGCGCCCCCGCCAGAGACGTGGAGCTTTGCACTAGGGGCGGCGGTGCCAATACCGACGTTGCCGCCCACAGGCGCTAGTAACACATTGCCCGACGACACTCTCAGGAAGTCTCGGGAATTGGCATTGTCGTACATAAAGAATGAGTTATCGGCCTGCATGCCGATCTGCCACTTGGTTGCGCCAGTTCTTTGCAACTCCAGCGACGCTTGATTAGTACCTGTGGCATTCGCAAACATCTGACCACCAGCGGAAGTTGCCACCGATAGAGCGCCAGTAAGTGAAAGCGCACCCGCGCCAGTCAAAGTCGCCGCTAGGGTCGTGCCCCCGTACCACTTAAAAGATTCACCGGTCGTTGGGACAGAATTCCACAGCACACTACCGTCAATCCCAGTTGCATAGTCTGCGGCGCTGGCGCCCAGTAGCGGAAACCACACAACCTTGGTGCCAACGCTCCGGGTCGTAAAAGAAGGCGCTGCAATCCCTGCTGTCGAGAAGTCAATTCGATTACCCGTGGCACCATTTAGGTAAATTTGGCCACCACCTGTCGCGGTGTTGTTGCCCATGGTGGACGCCAACTGGCTGGTAAGCGTGGCCCCAGCAAAGGTCGGCGTGGCGGCGGTATGAATATTCTGCGGCAGGCTGAGTGTTACTGCCCCAGTTGAAGCAGAGGCCGTCACCTGATTCGCGGTGCCCGTCAGCGAAATCACGCCGGAGTTGGCAATCGAGATCGTGCCCGCGCCGTTTGTTACACCGATCCCGGTGCCAGCCGTCAGACCAGCCAGCGAGTAACCACTGCCATTGCCAATAAGCAGCTGACCGTTGGTGGCGGACGTCGCCAGCCCCGTGCCGCCGTTGGCTACCGGCAGCGTGCCGGAGACGTGCGTCGTGAGCGCTACTTTGCCCCAGTTTGGCGCCACGCCCACACCGCCCGAGATCAGCGCGTTGCCTGTGGCTACATCCGCCAGTTTTGACAGCGCCGTGGTGGTGGAGGCATAGAGCAGATCACCCACCGCATAACTGGATTGCCCAGTGCCGCCGGAGGTGACCGGCAGGGCGGCGGTCAGGCTTAACGACGCCAGTGACGCCGCATCCCCTGATTGATACTTGTCAGTATTGAGGTTGGTAAAGTTCGAATCGACTTCGGCGAAGGTAAGCGCCGAGCCCTTACCTGCCCGAGTGACGATTGTCGACATTAGCCCACCTGAATAATGGCTGAACCTGCGGTAGCAGCAGGGAAGTTAATCGTAAAGGCGCCGCTCGTAGAAGTCTTGTCCGCGCCAAAATCCAACACAGCAATCGCTTTGTTTGACGTGGTGCTGTTGTAGATCAACGCGCCACGCGCCGTAATGGAGGAAGTTGTCCAAAACGTGGTGCTGAATGTGCAGATGCCGGTTGTGCCATCAAGAGAAATAGTCGCACCAGTAAGCGTATTGCCCCCCGCCGTATATCCCGTACCAACGACTTCATTTGATGTGGTGTATGCCGTTGTTGATGCGCCAAGAGTCGCCGCACTGGTATAGAGCGCGATTTTGATTACGTCAGTGTCCAAATCCTGCACGCCACCAAGCATGTCAGTTTTGAATGAGGACACCATGCACTGTGTAATTGCCATATCAGCCTACCTTTTCGCGGAATTGCCCAGAACGATAAGCATCCTGACGCAGTTTGCCATCGCCCAAATTCTTTAAAAGCCCAAGTGCTTGTACATATAGAGTCTGATAAAGCACTACCATATCCTGTTCGCCCTTCATAAACCGAATAGCTTCAAGGAGTGCGCCATTCAACAGTGCGGAGTCAAACTCATCACCGAGCCATGTCGTGCCCGCCGTCACAATAGACTCTGGGTAGTAGCCATAGTGCAACTCTGTGGAATATGATGCACCTGGCGTTGGGCCAAGGATAAACGCGCTGTTATCAAAATATGCGTAATGCTTTGGGAATCCCGTTGCGGTTGGCGTGGGGTATGCCTCTCGCATGAAGTTCACGTCTTTGTTCAACAAGAAGTGATACGCCCCATCCGCATCAATCGCCGCCAACGAGTAGGCGTACAAAAAGTCGGCTGGAACTGCCAAATACTTGTTATTGATGGACATGGTGCCCGTCACGTTTTTACGCAGCGCAGGGATTTGAACAGAGTTATAAATCTTCTGTTCGGCCTGCTCCGTAAACATGGCGAGTTGATCCGCTGTGAACGTATTCTCACAAATGTCCTGGATATTTGCACACAGCGACGCGTAATCCATATTTACCTCAAGCCATTGGGCCGCGAGCCATCACGCCCTTGATTGCCGCACCTGTTCCGCGAATCTTGATGCCGGATGTTTTCACTTCATCATTGCTGGTAAGCGAAACACCGTCCATCGGAGTCCAGTCTTTCTTCTTGTTGAATGGAAGTTTTTTTCCTGCTTCAACATTGGCGATCTTTTTGCCTTGCATGGTATGTGGCTCCGCATAAACGTGGGCTGGGCCCACTTCTTTGCCTTTGAACTTCTGGCTGTAGGCAGGCATGTCAGGCACCCTTCTTGTAGGTGAAAGACGACTTCTTCTGGTTGGCCACTTTAGCCAGGCCACGTCCAAGCCGTTTCATTTGCAGGCTGGTCTTGCCGCCCTTGGCAAAACCCTTGGCGTGCATCGTCTTCTCGTGTGCTTTGACTGCCTTGACTGCTTCTGTCTTTGCCACTTTCTTCATTTCCATAATCTTCTCCTAGACCGTCACTTGTCCAACTTGCCCTGTCGCGTGCAGACTATTTGGCGTAAGGCCCGCTGCATTCAACCTGGCTCCGCCCACTGGCGACCAACCCCATTGTATAACCCGACTGCCCTCGCCAACTGAACCATCGCCGGTAACGCCTGATTGCGTATAGGTATTGTCCGGGCGCGGATTCCTGAGCGCCTGCGGGTCTTCCACCGGATACATGCCCAACTGCAACTGCGGCTGGTCGGGATCCCAGCACTCCGGACAAACAAGAATGTTGATCTGCTTGGTCTTTATAACCAATGGCTTTAGCTGCTTGAGTTTGTACCGTTGGCCACAACGATCACACTCAGAAATTGCATATTTGCCAGATGCAAATCTGTTTGCCATTTAGAATGCGCCGCCAATAAATGACTGTCTCGGCACGAATCGCACCGACGCCTTCTCCCTGTCTTCACCCGCCGCCAAGTCAAACTGCTTTTCATACTCGGCCTGGAGCATAGGCACGCGCTCCATCAATTCCGGCGTTTTGAGGGCAATGTAATAGGACAGGCCGGCAATCAGCACCGGCAGGAAGCGGAAATTCACATCCTGCGTTTCCACCCCGTTGCCTGCGTCCTGCATACGTCTCATGCGCCAATACACTAGCGTGTAGTACGGGTTCGCAAGCGTGCCGCGATCTGGCGTAGGCCAAACCGACACCTGCGGGGCATCACGAAGCCGCTGCACCCAAAGCTGAATAGGCCGGCCCTGGGTTAATTTATTGGGAATGCTTGAGTACGTGGAAACGCTGATGCGCGTGATTGTCAGATCCGCCTGCGTGTTCGTCACGCCCGGATTTGTACGAATCACATGGTCAAGAAGATCAACCGTATCTGCCGGCAGCGTGTAAGTGTTCGTGCCCTGCTCAAGCGCCACCGTGCCGCTGTCAATCGTCCACATATTGATGCCACGATTGGCCAACTCAATGGTCATCATGTTCATGCAGAAGCGAGCCAAGCGAAGATCAAAGCCCGAACGCATCTCACGGCCAGCCTGCGCCCACGACATCTCAGCGATTTCAGTAAAGTCTGGATTGAACGCAGTTGTGCCGGATGTGGTCATGCCTGCCTCTTTGCCGTCTTAGCCGATTGCAGAAATGCCGTAGCAGTAGGCGCACCTTCTGTGCCTGGCTTACGCATCTTTTCACCCGAGCCAGATGCAATGCGCTCACGTTTGCGGTGGATGTTCTCGTATAGGCCAACATTGCCACCCTGTTCGTACATCGTCACATCCTGCGGATGATCCTTACGAACAATCTTCTTTGCCTTGGGCATCTTGCTCTTGCTGATTGCCCCCATCCCACGGCTTGCTATCAAAGCACACCTCCACTACACAATCTTGCACTTTGTTTTGCCGCGCTTGGCGATGCCATCTCCACGTGCAGAAGCAGAACCAACCTTGCCGCCCTTAGCAAAATTCTGGCCCATCATGCGACGTGTTGTTGGCGCGGTTTCTGCTGCACGCTGCTCCGCTCGATCCATGCGCTGATATTCCATTTCGCGCTTGATCTGCTCCATCTTCTCAGCAGATGGCATATCCGATGCACGAGCACCTTCTTCTCGCATATATTTCTTTTGCTTCATTTCGCCAGTTTCAATCGCCATTGGCGCGGGCTTCATGTAGTTAGGCATCTCAGCACTTCCCGCCTTTGACCATCTTGACCATCTTGCCTTGGGTTTTGCCCTTGATCTCTACGCCGCCGCCTTTGGCGTAGCACGCGCCGCCTTTTTTCATTCCTTTGGCTTCTGCCATTTCATGCTTAACCATCGCTTTAGGAGCGCCTTTGGTTTTCATGAACGCCATTTCTTTCTTAACCATTGCTTTAGATTCTTTAGCCATTTCGCCACCCTCTTTGAATTGACGGCCTTTGTCAGCCGCAGAGAAATCTTTACCTACTGATACAGGAACGCCGACCTTCTTGGCAAACTTGGGGCTATGGGCCACGGCACGCATGAAGTCGGCTTGTTTCTTTGAGCTACTCGGCACTTCGGTTCCCCTTTTTGCCCAACCATCCTTGAACAGTATCCGTCTCGTAGATGCGAATCACTGTCCACACGATTGTGAATACCGCTGCGATAGCAGGCAACATGTCTACCAAGGTTCCGACAACGGTAACGATTGATAAGGCATCCACAGTATGCTTTACAGTCTCGCTTGTAGCTTCGATCATTTACAGCCCCACCGTTTAAGACTAGCAGCCTTGCGAGTCGGCCGCCCTTTTTCATCCGTCATCGAACCGGGCATCCCACTCATTCGGGCACAAAACGATTTCTTACGGCCAGCATCAGCCTTGGTCTTAGGGCTCGGCGCAGGCGCTTTCAGGTTTGACCCTGTAGCCGCGTTGTACCGCGCACGGCCCTTGGCAGTAAGGCCAGCTCCCTGAGATACAGGAAGCTTTTCTCCTCGCCCTACCGCCAATGACACAGCCTTCTTAGCCATAAAACACTGTAACTTTTGCGTTGGACAGCGTGGCGTAAGCACTGACCTCAAACAACACGCCTTGGGCGGGGATCAGCACGTTAAATACCTGCCCCGCCGCTGGAGTATTGATTGTCAGTACCGTAGTACCCCCAGACCCGCCATCTTTCAGGATGACGCTGCCCACAGAAGCGCCCGGCTCAATCACCATCCCCCGCACTCGGGTTCGGGCGTCAGTCACCGCTCCGGACGCTGCCAAAGACAGCGCCTTAACGTCAGTTTGCATCCCCATGATGCGCTCCTAATTAAGCGCTAACAGGGTTAGCAGTGCCATCCGACGCACGCTGCGCGTAGACCACGGTAACAATGAAGCGACCCGCTGTCAGAGTGGCAGTAGCCGTGACGTTCCGAATCCACACGGTTGTGTCCGCTGTGGTGGAGGTCTGCCATGCCAACTGAGTAGCGGCTGTCGTGGTGCCTGTGAAGCGACCACCAGCAGTCGTA